CGGGCGAAGTTCTTGATCTGCGCGTCGAAGCCGCTGACACCGGGGTAGGTGTTCTGAAGCTCCAGCGCGAGGTTTGCCAGCCCCGTCTGGTCGCCGTTGTTGGTCAGCGTGGCAATCTTTGAGATAAGAACGGTGTGCGCGGTGAGCGCCGCCTTCGGCATCTCGCCGAGCATCGCCACCTTGAACTCTTTCGATGTAAGCCCGCCGTCAGCCAGCAACTCTGCGGCTGCCTTCTCTGCCTCTTGCACCATGTCGCTGGTGGCTTTGTAGGCGGTGTACGGGTCCATCGTGATGGCTTGAGCCGCCGCAGCGGCGATCACGCCAGACGATGCGGGGTCGTCGGTTTCCGCGGCTTTTAGCGCGGCAGCCCCGCCGATCTGATTCAGCACCGCGTCGCGTCGTGCAATCAGGTTCAGCGCCAGCGCCGCCTTCTCGGCTGGGTTCGGTGGCCCGTATGTGTCGACGAGCTTCTTGATTGTCTCGTCCGATACGGTCGCCAGTTGTTGTGCGCTGGCCTGCAGCTGTGCCTGCGTCATGGACCCGAATACGGTCGACTGCTCCTTCGTCGTCTGCCGCATGGACGTCAGTTCCGGTGCGGATGCGTCGAGCAGGCCACCCTTCACGCCGTGCGCTTCGCCCTTCGGCAAGCCTTGAGCGCGAAAGAGCAGGGCACCACCCGGGTCAATGCACGCGGCTTTGCCGTCCGGTGTGATGATCGTGTTGTCGTAGCCCATGCCCAGCACGTCGTAGTTCGCCAGCCACGCGTGCGTGGCGTACGTCGCCTGCGCCGCGGCAACGTGCGCGGGGTTCTTCGGGTTGAAGGCAGCGCCTTCCATCATCTTGCTGGCGACACCAAGCCCGCCGCCGTACTTGCCCTCCAAGTCGACGAGCCGCATTTCTGGCGCACCGACGCCAGCGGCCTGCATGAGCTTTGCCGCCAGCACCTCGTTGCGTGCGCGGGCGTCGCTGACGCTATCCGAGACGTTCCCACTGACCTTCTGGGCGTTGCCCTTGACCAGCCACTTATCGCCTCCCTCTTGGTACATCGCGCCGGGGTTGGAGCCTCCCGGCTTCGCGCCAACCTGTGTGCCGTAGCTGGAGAGCGCCTTGGGGCCACGAATGGCGTCAGCCGACGCGGTGGCCTTGGTCTTGTGCGTGACGTCGCCGCGCACCTGCACCGCGTACTGATAGACGCTCGCGCCCCACTTAACGTGCGACGTTCCCTTCATCCCCGACGCGTACTTGCTGTCAGCGTCCTTGTGCTGGGCGATGAAGTTGTCGAGCGAGGCAAGATTGCCCGCCTGCGCCGCCGAGTGAATCGCGTTGATCTTCTTCTGGTAGACGGGGTTCTTGCCGTCGATGCCACCGGCGATCTTGGGCGGCAGCGTCACGCCGTCAGCGCCCATCGCCTTCCATTGCCCGCCGAGTGCGGACCCCGAGGGCCAGCGCGGCTGCATCGTCCACGCGCCAGACACCGGACCCTTGGCTTTCTTGAGCGGACCGAACGACAGCAAGTCCTCTAGGTCGTCGAGAATCTGCTTGTCGTGCGTCCGGTTCAGGAGTTTCTTGGCGTCCTTGAGTGTCGCCAGATTGATCGCCTGCGACTCCCAACCCATGTTCTTCGGCGTACCGGTCGTGCGGCGAGCAAGGTAGAACCGCGCCTTCGACGTGTCACGCTCGTAGTCCCCGAGGATGCCAACGATCTTGATTTTGAGACCCGTCTCCTCGTACGCCTCCTTGATCGCGTTCTGCTGCATCGTGAGGCCGTCCTCGACGGTCCCCTTGGGGTAGGTGTTCTGGTAGCCGCCGTAGCTGTTGGTGGGCCGCGTGAGCCACACGCGCCCGTCGTCCTCGACGATCAGCACGCCAGCGCCGACCGACTTCTTCGGGTTCGCCTCAAACGGCAGATCGGCGTCGAGCTTCTCGTTGGTCCCCGTGACCTTGGCCCAGCCATCCTTCGGCGGGTTCCACGTTTTCATCGCCACGCCGTTCAGCGTGTCGGGAGCGTCCCCGCCCGGGGTGAATACCGCGGTCTTGTTCGGGTCGGTCCACGTACTGCGATGCGACGGCTTGCTTGGGTAGTTGATCGTGACCGCCGCGCCCTTGTCGTTGACCTTCGGGTGCGGCTTGGCCCCCGGAGGCGGTCCCTTGGGCTTGGGCGGGCTGTAGGAGCCGCTGCCGTAGCCGCCCCCAAACAGGCCACCAAGGTAGTTCTTGAAGCCGCCTGAAGCCCCGCTACCGCCGCCGCTCGTGCCCTTGGGGGCGAACTGCCCACCAACGCCTCCCGGCGACCCAGAGGGCCAGCGGTTCCAGAACCCCTTCTGCAGGGACTCCTCAACCGCCTCCTTGATGGCGGCACGGAGGGCGGCGAGTGCAGCGCGTGCTTCGGTTGCTTCAGGGGTAGCCATGTCAGCTTCCCTTCGACGGCTTGGCGCTCTTTTTCCGAGACATCGCCAGTTCGTATCCGGTCTTGCGCCCGGGCTTCTGCATCTCGGTCGACGGCACATGAACGTCACCGACGTCCGGCGACATCTTTTCGATGCCGTTGACGATCCCCTGCGCCCAGTCTCGACCCGCGTTGCCGCCCCACAGCAGCCACGCAATCGTGCCAGCGGTCGGGCCGCCGTCAGACTCCTTCTCGTCGGGGCGGTAGTTCTTCGCGTGCCGCGAGAAGAACGCGTGCATCCGCTTCACGGTCTGCTGCGAGATCGCGTCGCCGTTCTTGAGATTCACAGCACGCTGCACGCCGGAGCCGATGCCCTGCGCGGACGCCTCGGCGTTGGACAGCCCGCCGCGGTTCCACTTCTCGCGCAGCTTCAGGCCACGCGCCGCGGCGCTCTGCACGCCAGCTGGCGGCGAGTACGTCTGGTCGGCTTTATTTAGCTGCTCCAGAACACGTTCCGCACCGGCAGATAACTGCGAGATGCGTTCGGCAAGTTTTGATACGCTCGTGTTGTCCATAAGGTGACTCCGTCAATGCAGCGGCTGACCGACTACGACATCTACAAAGAACTCGTGACGCTTGCTGACCGCCTTGACGCGATGGCAGACAAGTCGTTGTCGCTGCGTTCGCGTTCTGCGCTCAAAACTGCGTCCGAGATGTGTCGCAAGCTAGCCTCCGCGTTCTTTAAGGCGAGTTTTTAGGCTTTCCCCCCGGTCAGTTCCTTGATCCGGTTGTCGATGTGTGTGGCGTGGTCGTTCAGCGCGACCTTGTAGCGGAGCGGGGTGCTGCGACCTGTGCTTCGCGCCGCCGCGTCGTAGCTTTCCGCTTTGACCTTCAGGTTGCTTTTCATCTGCTGCAGCCGAGCGACGTTCGTGATCGTCGCTGGGTTGGTTGACCCGAGCAGCGCTGCCGCTTGTGCCGAGTTGTAGTGGGTCTTGCGCGAACCGCCACCGCCCTTGGGCTTGCGCCCCTCGTTGGCAACACCATCGCCGTCTCCGTCGCCCGGAACCTTCTTGATGATCCGGTCGAGTACGGCGTGCAGTTTCTTGATGCGTTCAGCCATGTCTGTCATTTCTGGTCTCCTTGCGGTGTCGGATCGCGTGCCTCTACGCCACGGGATCGGCATCGCTACTCCTGCAGCTGCGACGGTTCGTACTGGCGATACACGACGGTGCAGCGGCAGTTCGGGTGAATCGGCGGGAGCGAGACGGGGCCGTCCGGTGTCAGGAACGGCTGCGCGTGCTTCACGCCCTTCTTGGGGTTCATGCTTGGGATGGGGCCGCAGATTTCGCAGAGCCGCTCGTCGCGGGCGACCACCCATTGCTTGCGGGTCAGTTCCTCTTTGACGACGCCTTTCTCTAGCGCCTGCTGCCACGCGTCTTGGATGCCGATGTTGTTGGTGCGCGTCGCTTCGGTCCGGGCAATCGTGCGCGACCGATACGCGAGGTACTTGCGCTCATAGGCGGCGACCATCTTGTCGATCTGCGCCTTGGTGAGCGGCGTGCCGTTGTCCATCGCACGCTGTAGCTGCCCGTCGAAGCGGAAGTCGCGCAGGCGGCGCTCGTTGATGCCGTCCTTGGGCGTGCCGTCCGGGTTCAGCGCCAGCACCTGCGTGCCGTTGACGCGGCTCACTTTGTTGCCCAGCCCGAAGCCGCTCGCCGACCGCCGCTGGTGGAAGGTCTCCAGCTGCTTGCGGTAGTTCTGCACCGCCTTGGCCTGCCGGTCGGTCAGCCCAATGATCCCCTTGACCTGACGGGCGACCTCCTTGGGGTTCGCGCCAGCCGTCATGCCGTCCAGCAGGTACTGCCGGATGCCTTCCTTCGTCTGATCGTTGATCTGGCGAATGAGGCCGAGGCTGTAGGTCTGCAGCCACGTGAGGAGGCGGGGGTTCAGCTGGTTGAAGGCGAACGTCGCGCCCTTTACGCCCAAGGCGATCTGGGCCGCGGTAGCGCCCCCAGCCGCGTACGCCCCGGCCTGTATGGCGGGCGTTAACGCCTCCAGCGGGGCAAGGGCTGCGGGGAGGTCGAGCAGCCGCAGCACCTTGCCGATGTTGCCCTCCTGCAGGGCTTCGGCGATCAGGTCTACGTCAATGGCCCCTTGCTGGGCCGTCAGGGCGTCAAGGATGGCCTTTCCGAGGTTTGCCTCTAGCTTGAAGGCCAAGGCTTCGATTTCGGCTAGGCCGCCGGAGCGTGCCTTCAGCACGACCGTCCGAGCAGGGCGGTA